ACGCGTGCTCCAGCCGGACCAGCCACGGCCGCAGCGCCTCGATCACCTGCAGCGTCGACTGCTCAACCGTGTTCCCCGTGAAGTAGCAGGTCCCGTCACGCCGGGCAAACCAGGTCTTATTCGGCGTCTGCACGCACCACACCAGGTCTGCAGTGCCCTCACTGACCTGCCGGGCGCGGCCCTTCGGCTTCACGAACGGCTCGACCCGGATGCTGGCGTGATACATGCCGTTCCGGTCCGGCCCCCGGACTACCGCAGCACGGCCAGTCAGCGCGCACGCGACCTGGAATGCCTCCAGCCGGGCACGGTCCTTCTGCGCTATCACGGCCCCGGCCGGGCCGGGCGTCCGGCGCGTTCCGGCCGCATCAGCAGATACCTGGTAAAACAGCTCCAGCTGCGCGCGGGTGAGCTGGCTAAGGAACTCCGCCGTAACTACCCTGCCTGGCGCATGCTCGGTCAGGAGCCGTCCCGCCTGCGCGTTCAGCCGGAAGTGGCTGACCTGGCGGTTACTCGTATCTTCGGTCCAGCCTGGGCCGTCCGCCGGGCCAGCGCGGACCAGAGCGGCTGTGCGGGGATCTACGCCGCACTCCCGGCCGGCAAGCTTCACGTCCGGGCCGAACAGCCCGGTGAGCGCAGCGCGGATCCTGGCCGTATTCCGCGGGTTAGCAGAGCCCGGCTGGGTGATCGTGACCTGGCCGGAATCGCCGATCCGGCCTTCGGTCCAGAACCAGGCCATCAGCTCAGCCAGGGAGTCCGACCACTTCGGCTGGTCCGGTGCCTGATACGGTGCCGCGGCGGCGATCCGGGCGTCCCAGGGCATTGTCTCTGTCGTCCGCCAGGCCCAGCCGTTCCCGTGCGCGCGATTCGCGGACATGACAGGCCAGCGGTGGTTTCCGGTGGTAGCCGATGAATGGCGCAGGGACCTGAACTGCGTCACCGGGTACGGGCCGTCGCGGTAAATATGCACGGACTGAACTGGCTGCCATTCAGCTATCCCGGCCTCCACGTTCAATGTCAGGGCAGTGTCCCCGGCTTTTACCTGGTCATAACGCAGCCAGCCGCGAGTAGTCAGGATCTGCGTGTCTTCCGTAACACAGCTGTACGTGAGCGAGTCGCCCTTGGTGCCGCCGAGCCGGTCCGGAGGCAGCCCGAGAATAGCGGCGATCATCGTGGCGTTCATCTGCAGCGCCTGGATAAATTGCGCCTCGCTCGGCGGTACAACGACTGGCTTATAGTCCCAGTCGCGGCCGTATACCAGCGGTTCGCGCCGCCTGATCGTGGCGCTGAGCAGAGACCGGATCTCCTCGGCCTGGTCGGCGTCGATCTCGATCTCGTTATTCTGGAAGGTGCCCGGGGGGAAACCGCCGCTGCGGAACCAGTCCGTGCCGTACCGCTGGGCTTCCATGCCGTTCAAGATGGTCAGCGCGAACGCGCGCAGCGGGCTGATGCCCTCGATACGGCCGGCGATGGAGAACGCCTTGATGTGGAACAGCTCGCTGCGGTCCATCAGGCGCCCGTAGACATAGATCCTGGCCCGGAGCGGGTTCCAGGGCTGCTGCTCGTCATCGGCGACCGTGACGTCTTCAGGGGGGATCCATTCAACCCCGGTGGGGAAGCCGAAGCCGTCGCGGCCGGTGATGAAACCCCAGGCGTTGCCTTGCAGGACCAGCGAGGTCATGGCAGTGAACAGCCAGTCGAACAGGGTCCCGGTAACCGAGGGCGCGTCGAAGATAGTCGGCCCGCGGTAGCGCGCAGCCCGGCCTCCGGATCCGGCACGGGTGTAGATCTTGAGCGGCAGCGAGCCGACCGAATCGGCCAGCAGCTTGGCCCCGGAGTACAGCGCGGGCAGGCCCAGCGCCTCATCCTGGCCGTAGTACGCCCGGGACGGGTGGACCGGGCCGCCAGCTGAGAAGCGGACGAAGGGGTTGCCTAAATCCCAGGGCTTCCAAGGCACCCCGCCAATAACCCGGTTTTCCGTCCGGGAAGACTGGATGCGCTCAATAAGTCCCATAGTCCCGCACCACCTCCCCCCGGTTGCCGTAATCGGTAAAGCGGGGAGGGCACCGGATTTGCCCCGGCGGTATTCCGGGCGCAGCCGCGCAAGCTGAATACAAGCGGAACGGCACGCCGCCGGTCACGCGCTGCTCGGCGCGGCTGGCACGGATTTGCTCGATCAGCCCGCGGGGCACGAGGCCGGGACTCCCTCAGGTCGGTCCGGGTGGGGAACCCGGCTCCGATCCGGCCGCGGGTAGTGGCTATGCACAGGTTACGCCCTGTCCCGGGACCTGCGCACCCGCGCACGCACTGAATACCGGAAAACCGGCTCCAGACTCTGCTTCCAGCGCTCTGCACCGGGATGGCCGGGCGCCTCTCTCCGGTGTTTGCAAAGGATTTTTCACTGTTATAAACTGCGTAACAGGTGCAGGAGCGAAGACAGGAGACCATCATGAGCAGAACCAAAGCTGAGACGTACGTGCTGGACTGGCGGGTGAGCGCCCGGCTGAAGCAGCTGCGCCTCGCCGCCGGCATGACGGGTACCGATGTAGCGGCCAAGGCCGGGATATCGTCATCCAAGGTCGCCCGGATAGAACTGGGCAGGAATGCCTTTCCGCTCTCCGACCTGCGCGTACTGCTCAAGCTCTACGGGCTGGAGGAGCACGGCGACGAGACGCAGCACATCGTGGACCTGGCGGCCAGTTCCGCGGAACCGCACCTCGGCGTCAAAGGTTCCCCGCGGACTTCGGCGTCCGGAGTCCTGCGCGAGACCTGCACCGAGATCAGGCTCTGGGCGCCGGAGGTGCTGCCGCCGCCGCTGCGCACGGAAGCCTACGAACGCGCGCTTGCCACGGCAGTGCAGGACCTGACCGGCCAGCTGCCATCTGAGGTGGCGAGAGCCGCGAAGACAGCGGCAGCCTGGTCGGACCGGGTGAGCGCCCGCAGAGGCGCGCTCCCGGTGCGCGCGGTCATCGACGCGACGACCCTGCGGCGTACGGTGGGATCTGCGGCGATCATGCGCGATCAGGTCAGTTACCTGGTCATGCTGACCCAGGAGCCCGGAATTACGCTGCTGGTGCTGCCCCTTGGCGCGCTAGCCCCCCGCGGGACCAGCGCCTTCACGTGGATGCGGTTCAGCGACGTGCAGGGCACGCGGACGCCGGATGCTGTGATCTTTGATGACATCACGGCCCCGGAATTCAGGATCACGAACGAGGAGCAGGTGACGTACAGGTGTGCCCGCACGTTCGGGATGCTGGAGAACGCGGCCGAGAACCCGGCTGCCGCCTTGGCCGCGGCGGGGAAAGCCTGGTGACCGGGTATTCCGGTGCTACGCGCAGCTACAGCTTGGACGACCCTGCTTGCGCGGGCGGCTCCGGGGCGGCGGTCCGGGCGGTTATCTGAGCGTCCGTCAGGCCGATACCGAGCCAGTACCCGTACCGGACAGAGATCCCGGTGAACACCAGGGCACGCCAGCTGCCGCCGGCCAGGAAACCCGCGGCCACGAACAGCCAGGCGATAGCGGTGACCAGCGCGCGGCCTGGGCGTACCGAAGATGTGCGGGCGCGCTCGCGCAGTTCGTCTACCGGCAGTGACCGGAGAGCAGCGGCAGTAACCATGCCAGGTCCTTCCTGAAGCCGGAAGCCTGGCTCCGGTCCGGCCGCAGGCAGCAGATACCCCCGAGGATAGCGGCCACTGGCAGCAAGCCGCTGCTATCCGGCCTGGACCCAGCGGCCTTCCCGCACCCAGCCGTGATCTCCGCAATGGCACCGGATCGACGGGTCCAGGGTGAGCGGCTCCCAGCTGAGAACCTGCCAGGTAACCCGCGGGCAGAAGACGCGCCTGACTTCCGGCGTGTCCGGATGCAGGGCGCCTTCGCAGTACCCGCGTTCCCGGCAGTGCGGGTGATCATCGCCGGGCAGCAGCGGATGACGGATAAGCGCGAGCGCCTTCTCGATATCCGGCACGCCGGCATACTGCGGGTTCAGCTGCCGGTCCGGTTCCCAGCTGGCCCAGTGCAGCACGTGACCGTGCCCGAGATCGAGATCGCGGTCGGTCACCCCGGCTCCGGCGGCGCCGGCCGGAACGTCACGGCGATCTCGGCGCCAAGCTGGCCGGTGAACCAGGATGCCGCGGACTCGTTCTTGATCGTCATCTTGATCTGGCCGGACGGCGTGGCGCGAGCCCAGTTCTTGTTGTGCTCGCCGCGGCTGACCGCGACCAGGGTGACTTCGGTGGCGTCCGGGTCATAGGCACGCCGTTCGTAACCGGATACGAAGAACCGGGCTTCGACTGCTGCAGGCATGGCTGCGCTCATTTCACGCGTAATGACGGGTGCGAGTGCCTGCGAGGGGCCGTGCGGCCAGCCCGAGCAGCCTCATGTTACCGCTGCGCATGGCGGATGTCGTCCAGGGCCTGCAGGACCAGGCAGTCTTTGGCCTCGCGCAGCTTGCGCAGCCCGGCGGACAGCTCCGGGCCGTCGCGCAGCAGGGCGGCCAGCTCGATCGCGGCCCGCCAGGTGACCGCGGAGACATCCAGGGCGATACCGTCGAGCCGCGGATTCGGTTCCAGCCACTGCATCAGGTGCCGGGTGGCTTCGTGGCGGTGGCTGAGGTCAGGGGCTGGCGGCACGGTAACGGCCATGGGGGGATCCTCCTGCTGGCGGGATGATGGCGGGCGGCGGATGGCCCGGACGTGGCGGTGATGGCCGCCGCGCACGCGGAAGTGGTGCGGCATGCTGATGACGGTGATGCGCTCGTAAGCGCCCGGTCCGTGACGGCAGCCGCGTACGGCGGGCCGGCACAAGGTGCATTCCCAGTACCAGTGCCAGCCGCCGCACAGCCTGCAGGCGGTACAGGGGCACGGGTCGCGCCGGATCCGGAAGGCTGCTGTCACCGGACAGACCTTCCCGGATCGTAGTGGCGGCGGCGCTTGTTCAGTGCCCACAAGGCGAGCGTGGCTGCGGTGACCGGCGTGATGTCGGATTCGCTGTCGCGCCGGGACCAGGCTTTGCCGCCGTCGCCGACGACGCGGGTCTCGGCCCTGGCCACCGCGTGCCACATGCCAGGGGCGTTTTCCTGGCCGAAGTGGATCAGGCGCTTCCCGGGAACGGTGCTGCGGACGCTGGCGACAATGAAAGCGAACGCGGCTGCTTCGTCCGCGCTGGATGCGGTCAGGACCTCGATGCCGGCTTTGACCGCATCATCGATCAGGCCGGCGGCAGGCCCGTTCTTCGGCATCGCGATGACAATCGGCCGCCAGGCCTTGCGCAGCTCGGTCAGCCGTGGGATGACCCAGGAGACGCCCTCGCGGTGGCAGCCTTGCGGGATCTCCGCAACCGGCCGCTCGGGCTCGGCCAGGGCGAGACGCACGGCCAGCGCCTCCGGCGTGCCAGCGCGGGCGGCCATCATGGCGGCGATCTCGGTCTCGATCCCGGCGCGGGAGGGCCCGGGTACGGCAGGCCGGTACCAGGCAGCGGCGATCGACGCGCTGAGCATGTCGGGATCGACATCCACAGCGAACGCGATAGGCCGTGTCGTGCCGCCGGGATCGGCGATGGTGCAGGCTTCCCACTGCTCGCGGGAGATCACCGACCAGGCTTCGTCTTCAGTGGGCCAGTCGCCGACGCCGAGCCGTTCCCGGTCGAAGGCCTGGGCGCTCATCGCCTCCATTTCCTTGGCGACATGCTGGACGGAAATCCGGGTGCCGAGCGCGGGGTTGGCCTTGGCCCAGGACCGCGGGTCATCCCGGTCGTCATGCAGGGCGCAGGTGACGTAGTGGTTGGTGACCCGGCCGCGCAGCTCATCTCGCGGGCAGCTGTCCAGGTGCGGGCTGACCGACCATTCGGCGCCCATCAGGCTGGCGTCATTGCGGAGCACCCGGCGCCGTACCGAGCCGAGCTGGACGGAATCCTTATAGCCGGCGGAGGCGGTGTAGATCATCTGCGGGTTAGGGACGGCGCTCATGGTCGGCATCGACGCGCCGACCTGATCGTCGCTGAGGATCATAGCTTCGTCGTAGATCACCGCGTCGGCGGTGAATGACCGGCCGGAACCACGAGAGCGGGCCAGGAACCGCAGCCGCGGGGTGATCGAGCGGCGGATCATCGCGCCCGTCGAGCCGAAGATCAAGGTGGGGACCGCGCGCAGTTCGATGGCCTCGTCGCCGTGGGACGTGGTGACAGATTTGACCCGCTTGCGCAGCTCGTCGTAAGCGGTGATGGTGTCACGAACCCGGCGGAAGTGCTCAGCGGCGGCCTTGAATTCGTGCGCGGTATGGATCAGCATTTTCTCGCCGAACACGAACAGGCCGCCGAGTTCCCGGACTTCGAGGCAGTTGTGCGTCGGAGTGAACGTGTGCCCGAGCAGGAACACGCCGTCTTTCGCGACGACGGTAATACACCGGACCGGCACCGAGGGCACCGGCCGGACATCAGTGATGCTCATCAGCTCATGCCGCCGGGATACGGGGAACCGCCAGCGCTCGGCCTTGCGAGGGAGAGCGAACGGGTTAAACGAGGGCGTCCACAAGAACCTGGCCTGATCCCGGTGCGGCTGGCCATTCAGTGACACAGGGCGATCCCGGCGCGCTACCCGGATACCGAGACTCCGGGCCAGCCGGTGGAATCCCTCCGCGATCCGGGGATTCGACGCCGTGAACTCCGCCTGGGGCGATTTGTTCGTGATGGCGATAGAGCCATCTGAGTCCATCAGCCCGCGCAGCAGCGCCAGCCGCTGAACCGGGGAGGCCGTCAGGTAGATCTCCGGGATGTGCTTATCGCCCCAGACGCCTAGTCGCCGGCAGCGTGACTCGAATCCGTCGCGCATGCGGCCGAGGGTGATGCGAACATCCCATACGCCGCGCAAGGCCTGCTCCCGGGCACTGGCCTTTGCTCCAGCTGCGCTCACGAGTGCCTGAACCCATTCCAGGTCTGCCTTGCCGCACGTAATGACAGGACCTTTCGCGTACCCGTCGCCCAGCCAGTATCCGAGCAGGTACGGGTCAACTGGCAAGG